CTACAAGCGGCTTGTACGAGGGTAAAGTAGCTCGTGGTACCTCCAGTACCGGACGGGGTAGTAAAGGCGGCTCAGGGAGCCTTAGAACCGGCAGTACCGGTGGTGCTCCCAAGTCCATCAGCCGCCAAAGAGACCACGCTCGATGAAATCAACGGCTTGGTCGTCAACAGTGTTATCAGATTGCTCAGCAAGTTTGCGGAGCATGTCAACAATCAATCGCTTCACCTTGTCGCTATTAAGGAACGACATCAGTACGGGACGGATAAGTGCAATCATTGTTCTAAAAGGGGTAAGGTTTACCAAGGCACACCAGCCGCAGAGACCGGAGTAATTTTAAGATCAATTTGGTTTTGGAGTGCTGCTTCAATCTCAGCAACTTTCTCTTCACCGCCAAGTGCTTCTTTGACCCAGCCAACCACCACTTCTTCAGTGAGGTTTTCAAACGGGGTCGTCACTTCGCCGTCAAGACCGACGGAACCGTAAGCACCAGCAGAGTAGAACCCACCGGACTCACTGTTGGGGTCAACCGTGTCAGACAAGGCGTTAACGGTGTAGTGAACTGTGCCGACTCGTCCGTCAGCAAGGTTGCGCTCAAGGTTGGCAACTTTCCAAGTAAAAGTAGTCATTATCAATAAGGTGAGGGTCCAAGCAGCTCAGTGTCCCAAGCTGCTTTAAGTTCATCAGAATTGGTTGCTGCTTCAATAGCAGCGGATGCCGGAGCATCACGCAATGCCTGTTTGTCAGCGACAATGGCAGAGGTATCAGCTCCGGTTTCAAGAGCACGTTGGAACTCAACGTCCTTTGCCGCAAGCTTCGGGTTTCGAGCTTCACGGACTTTCTCACGGTGAATGTCCCGTGCTTTGGTCATGTTGATGTTGATCATTCGGGAGCCTCCTCGGTTTGTTCGGCTGCTTCGGCGGCTGCCTTAGCGGCAAACCAGGCATCAGCGCCGATGCCGTAGCCGTCGGGATTGCTGAAGTCAGCTTCCCAAGCATCAAAGAAAACCTTGTCGGCTGGGCTTGGATAGTCCTCTTGGTTCACCACCAAATAAGGGATTCCAGCCGGAACGTCCTTACGGCAAACCTCCTCAAAAGGCAGCTCGCCGCTTGGAATGACGACGCACACGCCGCCGTTGTCTCGTGGATAGATAATTCGTTTCATGGGCGTAATTTAGCGGACGATAATCATATTGAGCATATAGACGTTGTTTTGTTGAGTGCGGATACGGCTAGAACCGGCGAGCTGTTGACTGCTGGTAAGAGAAGCGTTTGAGTCGTCTCCAGTGGCGCCGCTAATGCCGCCAGCAGTAGCAACAACAGAATAATTTGTGGTAATGCTACTTGTAAAATTAAATCTGTGTTCGCCGCCGCCAATCTCCGTTAGGCTGCTTACATTTCCACTTGCAGTAATAGTGTCAGTGCTGCAATTAGCTGTTGCCCACACCCTTACGCCGTAAGCCGTAGCAACACTGCCGTAGCCGGAGTTAAAGCGGAGGTCACCCGTTGAGGTAATTCTCATCCGCTCCGTCGGGCTGCTCGCTCCGTCGGCAGTAGTGGAGAAACTTAGGAGACCTGGGTAGTCACCAGACCCGCTTGTTCCATCTGAATTACCGGAGATTATCGCGTACGGCGATCCATCATTTGCGCCAAAAACTATATTTCCGAGCCCCGCACCAGAACTTATTGATCCGGGTGCTTGTCCACGAAGCAATGCTAAGAAAGCGTCTGATGAACCAGCAGTATTGCCACTGACGACAACTTTTGCGTATTGAGAATCTCCTCCGGTAGGCGCAGTAGACGTGCCAACTAACAGGCGTCCCGCTCCATCGATGCGGGCGCGTTCAGTATTGTTCGTCCAAAACGAAATTGGTGCAAGTTCCGAATTCTGAATACGAAGCGTCGTATCACCACCGCGACCAATCAAGGCACCTGCAACCGAATCGCTACCAGTTGTAAATTGAACAAAATTATTACCGCTTTCGCTTAGCGATAACTTGTAACTAGGACTCGTAGTGCCAATCCCTACGTTTCCTGAGGAATTGATCCTCATGCTTTCAGTAGCCGAAGATGTTACTGCAAAAACAAGCGAATCTCCTTCATTGCCGACATGCGCTTGACCACTTGGATCAATAAAAGTTGCTCTTGCAACAGAGTCCCCAGACTCAAAAATTCCAATAGTATTGTTGGTTGCGTGGTAACAAGACAGAGTTGCAGCGGGACTCGTAGTGCCAATCCCTACGTTGCCGTCACCAGTAAATGTTGCGACGGGATTGGTTGTACTTGTTGTGCTGGATGTTGAAATAGTTAGCGAGCCTTTATCGGCATTACCTGCATCTGTCGCAACGGTAAGACGGACTAGATCAGTTGAACCTCTTGTAAATGCTTGATTGACAGAAAAACCGGCAGAGAAACTGGTTGGCTGAATACGGAAAATCGTTTCTCCGTCATTTAATGCTTTAGAAAGATGAAGGAGTGCGTCAGGGCTACTAGTCCCCAAACCTAAACGACCAGAGCTGTCGATGCGCATGTTTTCACTGCCACCAATGCTAAATTGATGTCGAGTGCCATTGATGTTCATATCAAAGCCGCCGCCATCACCAAACTGAACGTTTCCGTTTACGTCTAGTTTTGTGCTGGGACTCGTAGTACCAATCCCTACGTTGCCGTCCGATGTGATGCGGGCTTTTTCTCCGCCATCTACCTTGAATCTGATAGAGCTGCTTGCGGCGACGTTATTATCGTCAGCACTAAACTCTAAAACACCCGAAGTTGCTGCATCTAAAAATGCGTTTGAATTAGCCGAAGTCTGGGTGAGAAGTATTCGCGGTCCAGAGCTGGACAAATGCAACAACTGACTAGGCGAAGTAGTCCCCAGACCTAAACGACCAGAGCTGTCGATGCGGGCTGTTTCAGTGTCGTTTATGCCGAAACGAAGGGCTACACCAGTACCGCTTGCGTTAAGCATTGGCGAAGCACTTGCTGGTTGAAAGAGCTCAATAGCAGTAGCCGCACGGCTAACTTTTAGTCGATGATCAGAAGTACTATGAATTTCTAGTTGCTCAGAAGGACTTGCAGTGCCAATCCCGACACGCTGACTGTTATCAATGGTCATCGCACGGGTGCCATCAGTTGTAAACTGAAGTTCACCGTCAGAACCAGTATCAACGGCTTCAATCTTAGTGTCGCCTTCGATAATCTGGTCTACAACCGTGCTAACACTAGAACTCCACGACAAGTTACCGTTAGCATCAGTAATCAATGCTTCACCAGCATTACCAACACTATTTGGAAGAGTCAAGGTATAGTTAGTTCCAACAGTAGCTGGACCTTGAATAGCAACAAAATTACTGCTATCGCTGTCTGCAAACCTAACGTCAGACTGGGCATTCATTGTAAGATTGCCAGTCATTGTACCACCGGCTTTGTCAAGCTTAGCAGTATCTACAGCGTCAACGTAAGATTTAGTAGCAGCATCAGATGTAGCACTTGGAGTACCAAGACCAGTAACAGTATTCGAACCCATGTTCAAATCACCAGTCATGCTATCACCAGTAACGGCAACATAGTTAGTGTTAGCTGAGCTAGTATCTACATAATTCTTAGTAGCAGCATCTTGAGCACTAGTGGGGTCAGCAACATTAACGATCTTATTGCTGTTAAGACTCATTTGATCGTCAATAGTTACATCACCAGTACTATCCGACAACGTAAAACTATTAAGGTCAAGGTTTTCAATCAGCTGTTCAATGCCAATTGCACCGTTAGCGATGTTAACGTAGCCAGTAACTTGGTCAACGTTAAACGTAGGTCCAACAGTAAACTTACCTTGATGGTTAGTAGTAGCTGCCCAAACCTTACCGTCATTCAATTCGACGATTTCATTGGCTTCAATCGGCACACCACCGTTCTCAGGCAAAGCTGTGTAGTTAGTACCAGAACCGACGTACTCCATCGTGTGACCGCTAGAAGCGACCATAGAACGCAGGAAGAAACGGATCGTTGTACCGCTGGAAACAGCCGTATCAAAACCTAAATTAGTGCTAAGGTTGTTTGGATCAGGATTAGAAATTACAACATCCCAACCACTTCCATTAGCCGTAGCAGATGTAATTGAATAAATAGTACCACCAGTACCATCTGCATTACCGCCAACCTGCAAAAGCATGTTAGATTGTGGACGAGTAGCGGAACCATGCCAGCTACTGTGTGCAGTAGGTGCACCAATAGTAATAGTAGTAGCGTTTTGGGCAGTAGTACCTACAGAACTAGCAGTAAAGATATTAGTTGAACTCTTACCATCAGCAATCAAACCATACCGACCAAAGTCAGAGGTAGATGCAGCCAGGTTTGCCTGACCACCATTCTTACACTTAATATGGTAGTGAGTAAAGAAGGCATAACTACTAGTGGCTTGACAGTAACCATTGTTAGTAACAAAGATACCGGGACCATCAAGACCAACGTGGGTGTAGCTGTCGCACACCATTGAACGCAACGGGCTGCTGCTATTAACAACAGAACCATCAACAAGAATACCACCACCAGTCGGATCGGAATCGGTATCGCCGCCAAGACCACCACGGGGGTTAAATGCATTCAGATCACTGTTGTCAATCTCACTATCGGAGAAGTTAGTACAGTTAGCAATGTACGGAGATTTGACAATAGTTGCACCAGGATAAAACGCAAAGTTCCAACCTTGGTTAGTAGGAAGACCGTAAGTAGCATCAGTATCAAGACTGTTACCACCACGGGTACCGCTAGCTTTAACACCAGTAAGAGTCAGGTTAGCAACGTAAGAACCGGTGTTCAAACGGAACAAAGTGTTCTCTTCAGTTGCAGACGTTGGGTGAACAATACAGCTACGCAGTGCTTGACCAATAATAGAAACGTTCTTTTTCTCAATGTCAATAGGTGCTTCTTCTTGGTAAACACCGGGAGCAACAATGACAACACTGCCATCACCGATTTCATCGGTTTCAGCGTTAATTTGTTCAATAGCAGCTTTAATAGTACGCTTAGGGTTACTAATACGGTGACCTTCAAGAGTGTCATCACCGTTAACAGCGTCAACGTAGACAACCTTAGGCAACGTAGTAAACGCACCACCAGAAGCTACAGCAACCCAAGCAGAACCATCCCAAATACGAACGGTCTTTTCAGCGTCATTTTGCAGCCAGGTTTTACCAACTTCCCAATTGATAGCGCTTGATTGTTCAGCTTGATTAACAATGGTGTCAAACCGGCGAGCAGCACCTAATGCAGTAAAGATGTTAGTATTACCTGGAGCTGGAGAACCAGCATCTTGTTCAGTGTCGGTAATAATATCAGAATCTTTGATTCGATCAAAATCAACCGAGTTAGCACTGATACCAAGCGTCACTTGACCGCTGCTACCAGTCTTATTTAGACCAGTGCCATCAACAAGGATGTCGGTTTCAATGACGTGATCAACATAATCTTTAACAGCACCAGTAGTAGGAACTGCGTCATCATTATCAGGAATAACATCGCTGAGTGCAGCCAGTTCAGCTTTAGTCAGCGTGTCATTAACCTCATCTTGAAACCGCGCATCCATAGCAGCGGTGGTAGCAATTTTAGTGTCATCGCTGACCCAAGTTTCGTTACTATGGATGGTGTCAGTTTCGTTATCAAAAGTATAGGCTTTGATTTCCTGAACAGCGTAATTGTTCTGAGTCAGGTTATCGTTAAGGTCATCTGCACGAATGGCAGAGCCTGGGAAGAAAGTAGCTTTTAGTTCATCTACATTCGTATCACGGTAGATACGGACGTTATCTGTTCCTGAAGGAGGAGCAGTGTTAAATGAAATAGTTGTAGCGTTGGCAAAAGTATAGTCAGTAGTTTGAGTCTTTACGGTGCCGTCAACGCTGACTTTAACGTCAGACTCCTCAAGGTATTCAAATGTAAATGGAAATAGGGTTGTAGACCCATCACCATTGGCAAAATCTTCGGGATTAACAGCCATTACGCTAAATAATTAAATGGAAATGGGTGGATTAGTTGTTTTTCATGGTAAGAGCACTGTAAGGTTGCGGTTGCCCCTTTTTCTGTGCCTCAATGTTTGCCCCCTCCTGCATCTCACGAATACGTAGTTCGCGGAGCATAGCAGGGTCAAGTTGATCAAGTGCTAGTTTTTTAGCAGTACGTGCTGCAGAGTTCAGATCTCCGTAGACATCATACCACAATTCTGACTTAACCTCTTCACCTGTTTCCCTTTGTGCCTGCATAGTTTCCAGGTACATTTTAGAAGGAACACGGTTCATAATTTTCTGTACTTCTCTGAAAAACACCTTATCGGTGCCCAGGCGCTCGTACAGAGCTGCTTGTTCTTCAGGAGTGTATTCAACACCGTTCTCACCTTTGGCAAAGATAGGACGATGATCCCAACCAATATCCATTAGATACTGACGTTCAGGAGAGATATTACCTTCATGTACTTTCCAAGGGAAGAAAGCGTTGTTAGCACGGATAAACGGGTTCTCAGGATAACCAACTTGTTGTCCTTCAAACCAGTCGTGCAAGTTAGGCATTTCTTGAGCAGCAGGTAGGAAGCGGTTACGGTTAAGGAAGAAGCTTTGATACTCCTGCTCCATAACACGCAAACCTGGATACATGACATCACCGATCTGTTTACGGAGTGCAGACAAAGGAGCAAGGTTGCTCGTCATGTTAGCTGCCCAGCGTTGAGCTGCAACACTATTACCATCCATAATGTCCATCATGGGCTCAAGAGCACCATACATAGACTGGTTAGTAAAACCGGATGCAATAACAAACGCCATCTTAGCGTACCAGTTTTCTGCACTAACAGGATCAATGTTATCAAAGAAATTATCCATGAACGTACCGATCATCTTCAGCCACTGACCGTGAGGACCAAGCCAACTAATGTCAACCCAGTTACCATCATCTGTTTGAACAGTACCAGCCTTCCAACCAAGTTGGTTACGAGTACGTTGTCTACCAGCATCAGCATTACCATCACCACGCAGACGACCTTGGAACCACAAGTCCTGAGCTTTATAGATCAGAGCAGTACCCAAGTACACACGTCCACGGATTTCAGCACGTAGCTTATCAAACTCTACCTTGGTCGGAGGAAGACCACGAGGAATCATGATCGACGCAATCTCTTCCTGAGTAAAGTCTTTGTAACCACGAGGTAGTACCAGTTTGCGGTAGTCGTTCATGAACAACGTGATGGGGCTGCGCTCACCAAACGCTGTCATTGCACTAGCAAGAGTACGTGGGAAGAGAATATGCATCTTCATCCACGGGTTCTGGTTCAACAGGTTGTTAAACGCACGAACGTTATCGGTGTCTAGGTTAAGAGCAATCTCACGAGTTTGGTACTCAACCTTAGGATCAATCAGCTTACCTTCAGCATCAAATGATTTGCTATAGACTTCATCTTCAATCGCCTTCATAGCATCAGCATCTAGCTTTTTGCCAGACTTGACCCATGCATCATGAGCTGAACCACGGGCTTCAGCGTTAGCAAGAACAGCAGAAGTCATACCGTCAATGCCGATCATAGAGTTAGGACCAGCACGTAGGAACGGGTTGTAACCCATACCGTGAAGAGCTTCAGCAATGTAATACATTCCCAATGCACCTTCTTCACCAGATTCAGCAGCAGCATCAGCGTAGGTTTTAAGAAGACGCAACTCAGAGTCAGACTTAGTGATAAAGTCCTGACGAGTTGCAAAGTCCATAGGAGAGTTGTTCTTAGAAGCTTTCCAGAACATCTTAGCTCCATGACGAAGACCTTTACCAAAGGAGTTCATCACACTGGAATACATGTATGCACCACGCCTAATGGTTGCCAAATCACCATGCAACGCTGCACCAATAAAGGTAGTCAGCGGTTTCTCAGCAAGCATGACAAGGTTACCAGCAGCAGCACCCGCAGGCGCACCAGTACCAGTCAACATGGCGTTGTAGATGTTACCACGTAAACCCTGGACAATCTCATTAGGAATACCAGGCTTTTCATCCCACACAAATTTATTGATAGCACCAAGCTTTTCCCACACGTAGGTGTTGAGCTTATGCATACTATCAATACTACCGTCAGTCACTTCATAAGCTTCCATGAGAACTTTGAAGAACTCAGGACGCTTTTCAGCAACCTCTTGCAAGGTAGTGCGGAATTGAGTTGCATATTCTGCAGATTCCTTAGCAGCACGTTCAGCACTCAGGTTTGCAGCTTCAGCAGCTTCTTTGAGAAGTTCTGGGTTGTCGCTACGACGTTGAATCTCTCCAAGAGCTTTGGTCGATTGGTTACGAAGTTTCTTAGCAAACCTAGTTTCACCAACAATATATTGAATACGATCCAGAATACGTTCTTGAGCACGTTGAACTGCGTCAAACTCCCCAACCATACGAGCGTTCTCTGCAATGTCAGAAACCTGACCAGCAAGAGAAGTAACGAAATAAGCTTGAGCTTTGGCTGCATCCATGTTGATGAAGTCATCAGTGTACTTCTTAAGAGTTTGCTGAGCAGCACTCATACCAACATCACTAAGACCACGTACTTGTTTTCCAAGACGGTTGTAGACATTAGTGTACTCAGAAAGAAGCATCGACATAGAGCCAGGCTCCATGCGGGGATCCACCAGTGCCTCAGCCAGGCGAGCACCTTCGTCGTTAATACGTGCCATGTTGTACGGAGTACCATCAGGCAGTTTAACGCTATAGTTACCAGCAGACTCTAGTTCAGCTTTCAAAGCTTTGACCACTTCACGGTTAGCAAAGTTTTCACCTTGAAGACCAACTTCCATAGCAGGTTCAGAAACCATGTTACGGAGACGACCGTGAATAGTGCCTTGGTTATCTGCAATGCGTACAGCGTCCACAGAAGCCCCTACAATGCCCATTTCGTCTACCGGGCGTGTTTCTACCTGAACGTCATCAAAGCCGTCGTGTACGCCCTTAACGGGGGTATCTGGAGCAGGATTCTTAGATAGGTTAAGTTCACCCATCTCGTTCAGAGCTTCTTCGTACTTTTGGCTAGATGCTGCCATGTTACCGGCTACATCCATTGCATCTTCAGGATCAGCTTTAGGTGCAAACTTAGCAGCAGCTGATTCAGATTCAAAGACGTAAGAAGTAGTATTACTAAGTCCCCGCAGAGCACGAGTTAGTTTAACAGTAGATTCCAGAAGACTACCAAACAAACCGTACCGAGCACCGTCTTTAATGTTTTTAGCACGGTGCATTGCAGGACTATCAGTATCCAAAGTTGCCCAGTCATCAGGCAAGAATGACCAGAATTTAGGCCAACTTTTCTTTAACCAACCTGTCAAATTGTCGTCATACTGGTTAATGCTGTTAGTGTAATCTACATAAGCACCAACACCAGTATCAATACCTAGCTCAGAAAACCATTTCATCAGGCGTTTTTCGCCCAATGGGTGCTTCACTTTGGCTTGCAGACCTGCGCCAGTTTTCATGGCGGCACGTCTCATAGCAATAAAGGGACCAATGATAGAGGAAAGTTCTCTAACAGCTTGGACACCTTCGTTGCTATACTCAGATCTTTTCTGAAGATTTAAGAAAGGTAATTTATTCAGTTCATCTACAACATAGTCCTGCATACCCACAGCAGGTGCTGCAAGAGTATCCATAACAGTAGTCATCAAACCACTCCTATCTTCCCCAGGAAGGGGAGCACGGAATGGTTTGAGAAAGTCAGGTGTTTGTGAGCCAGGTGCAGGGGCTTCCTGTTGTTCAGGATCAGGAGCAACTACTGGCGCTTCTTCTGGCACAGGTTGCACTTGTTGAGCAACTTGTTCAGCAGCTTCAGGCTGTTCCTGCTCTAGCTCCTCTATATCTGGGAGATCTAATTTAATTTCCATAATTTAGGGTCCGAGTAGGTAGCCTTGTGATTTAATAAAGTCTGCAACAAACTGCTTATATGCCGTCGGATTGTTTTGATCAGCTGCAGGGGCATAAGCATCTACAATAGCTGCAAATGCTTCGTTAGGATCATCAAACGATTCAAGGTTACGGAAACCACTGTGGTTCTTATCCCAAAGTTTGATAAAGCGTTTTACCGCAGCTTCTAAAGTAGCAAACTTTTCAAAACCGCCGCCAGAAGCTCTCAAGTTAAACACATTGTTATCTGCTTGAACCCTACCGAAACCAGTTTCTAAAGATGCAATAGCAGCTGCAACTTCAGGATGTCTAGCACCGTTACGCTTAGCCAATTCGTACACTCTATTAGCGAAGGAACGTTGTTCAGGGGTGTAAGTCTTCTGTGTACCTACAGCAGCGATTGCTGAAGCAACAGGAGGGATACGTCCGTTAAAACCTTCACGCACAGTTTCACGTCCGTGACGGAACTGACCGTTAAAGTTAACGTATTGACCTGCTTGAAGACGATCAAAGAAAGTTTTATTAGCAGGATTGAGTTCTTCTCGTTTATTCAGAATTTGCTCAATCTTACTAGCATTAAAATCGTTTGGCTCGTAAGAGCGATAAACAGCAGCGAGTAATTGCATAGGGTGTTTAATAATTTCTTTGCCAGCAGCTTGGTTGATTTCTTCCATAGCTATTTGATAGAAGCTACCAACACCTTGACCTGACAAAAACTTGTTCATGTCTGCCGAAGCTACAGCACGTGACACTAGACCAGCAGGATTATCTTGCAACTCTTTAAACACATCACCGCCTTGTTTAGCAATGCTTGTGACGTGAGCCAGTTGACGCTCCATCATTGTCCGCTCCGTGTCACCACGTTGCAGCCATTTAACAGGTTTGTTACTAGTATCAAGTTCATAGATAGAACCTGATTCCTTCTTAAACATACCAGGGATGCTGGTAGAAGAACTTTCGTCAGTCAAATCATTGATAACGTCAGATACGACACGTGAGCGTTCTTCAGGAGTGCTTGCTTGATCTAGTTTAGTAGCAGTACTTTCTCGAACTGATTCGTAGATCTCATCAGCAATCTGACCAGCGTAGCCATCAATACCACCATGTAGGTTTTTAGCAACCTGCAGCCGTTTAGATACTTGATCTACAACTGCCTCTTTGACACGCTTAAGTTCAGGTGTCAGGTTCATCTTATCGTACTGCTCAGCGACGGCATACAACGGATGCAGCCGACCAAGTGGTGTTTTGAACAGTTTGTGAGCTTTAGTGAGTGTTCCGTTTAGGGCTTGACCTTGAGCATCAGCAATATCTGATTGACGTGCTTCTGCACCTGGACCATATTCGATCAACGCACTTTGGTATTGATCAAGATTTGATGCCTGAAGAGTCATACCAGCCGCTTTTCGATTGCGATCCAGAACCATGTAAATCTTGGTTGCCTGCTCCAGTGTCATAGAGTCACCGTTCTCTTCCAAATGCTTAAGAGCAGCAGCTACTTCATTGCGAACACCGTTTTGCTTAGAAGTCCGTTCATTAGCTGCGTGTTGGTTGGTCAAGGTAACGTCGTTAGCCTTAAGTTCAGCAAAAAACTTCTTATTCCAATCCTTCAGAAGCTCGCCTTTAGGACCCATAGGTAGGTTGCCAATAGTGTCAATATCAAATGATTGACCTGACAGCAGCATATTAGTTTGCAGCTCTTTAACACTATTTAGTGCTACTTGTCGTCCAACACCTCTATCCTCACCGCTCACAGGGAACGTGTTAGAATAAGCTTCGATGTGAGTAGTCCAGACTTCTGACCGTTGCTCAGGAGTCAATTTAGGGTCAAAGAAAGTGTTTTGAAATTTACGATCTAAATCAGTACGCTGTTGCATACCTGTTTCAGATCGCCACCTTTTATCATTTCTAGCACTGACAACACCAAGGTTTTGACGAAGTAAAGGCATACCATGCTCTGTGAAAATTTCCAGAGGCATAGCATCATTACCAGAAATATTGTCAATACCCATAGCAGCATTGACTAGCGCCCATTCAATATCTTTACGAACTGAAGGAGGGTGGTTTCCGTTAATCTGGAGCATTTGCCCATTAACTTCAATCTGCCCACTATTCTCTTTTAGTTGAGTATTAACCCATTCCGGGAGAATATAACCCAGTTGTTTGGCGATATGAATGTTAATATGTTTAGCTCTCAGACCAACAGCACCAACGATACCTGAAACAAACTCAGAATTACCAGGAGTTTTGTTCAAGTCCGTTGCAGTCTCAGCACCTGCTTTATCTAATTTACGCTCTTGATCTTTGGTAGGCAGACCACGATTTTCAAGGTTTCGGTTTAACACTTCCCGCTGTTGCTCAGGGGTCATGTTTAGAATCTTTTTAGCTGCCCATTCTTTAGCCATCCGATCACGGACTTCGTATTGAACTTCGGCTACACCTTGGATGAATTTAGGAGCAAACTCAAATAGCTGCTCCATCTGTTTAGCTTGTTGCTCTTGAATCCTGAATTGCTGTTGACCAGATTCAGTAATGTTCTCAAAGCTTCTAGCAATGGTGGCTAAGTTGGCTTGAATTTTTGGATTAGGATCGGGTATTTCAACTGGATCAAAAGCTTGCCCTTGGGCTGAACCTTTGAACTGCAGTTGTTGAATTTCTGGTAGTTTCATTACTTGTATGCAGCATCAATTTGTGCACCTGCTTTAGCACCAGCAAGTAGACCACCGCCAATAGCCAATGCGGCATTTAGACCGTGGTTAAATCCGCTACCTTGGTAAGCGGTTTGTGCCATTTCAGGAATTGGACCTTCAACAATACTGCCATATGCCCGCATATCAGCTTGATATGCTTGACCGCCGATCTTACCCATATTACGGGTAGATTGACGAATAGCGCTTTGTTCAGTCAAAGCAAGACGTGCTTCGCTGTTACCGAATTGAGCAGCAGTTGCCAGAGCAATAGCTCTATCTGCGCTTCTACCGTATGTCTCGCTAGCAGCAGCGTAGCCTTCAGCAGCCATGAGTTGTTTAATCAACGTCTGACGTTGATCACTGAATCCTAAAAACTGCTCCTGCAACCTGGCTTGTTCAGTCTGCCAAGATGCATTAGCGGCTTTAAAATTCTCCGTCATTTGCTCACGGACTCTATCCACCTGCCTCCGATGAGCACGTTCTCGGTACTCGTTCATCATGCGAGTACGAGCAATGCTCAACGTATTTTTGTAAACCCCAGCCGCTTCCTGAGCTGCGATCTGAGAGGATTGAGCTTGGGCTTTGCCGAAACCCATAATCCCCTGCAGACCCATCATGATCGGCAAAGCGACAGCCATTAGGATACCTCCCTTGTCATAGTAATACCATTTCGACTAAATAATTGCAAGTCAGAGTACTAGGAAATACTCTTAATATTTTAAAACCAAAGAACTTAGCCATCTTAATAGCTTGGGTGTACTGGATACCAGTCATATTCCAAAGATAGCTAGGACGGTTTTTATTGAACCAACGCTTAGCAAACTTCATGAATGCCACTGGATGCTCTTCCATGCCTCTGCACATATGCATCCAGAAGCAGTCAGACTCAAACCCAAACAATGCCGCTGGTTTGTTGTCTTCAGTTAAAGCCAGGTAAGCCTTACTATTCTCCATATCGAGAGCAAGGCTTAGCACTGGATTGAGTTTATATCGAAGTAGATCTTCTAAACTATTGTCTAACAGGTTGTCTAGGACAGCAGGTATGTCGTTAATAGTAGCAGGTCTGACTGTAAAGCTAGGGGTGGAAACAGGCATTAGGATCTACGATAGAATCGGGTGTTGTAGTTACCTTCCCAGGACATGCTGTTTAGGCTAACTGGGAATGCAGTATCACCTTTGATGGTGATTTTCAGGTTGGTGTTACGTTGGAAAATCGGTACCACATGCTCCGAAGAAGCAGAAAGATTGACGTTACCCAGCGTATAGCTGTTCGGTAATGTCACATTCACCACATTTTGCCAATCACTTCTACCGGTAATATCCACGCTATAAGTAATAGGACCGCTAAGTCCAGTATTCACTTTGATACGATGGATGATCAAATCAGCAGTAGAATCAGTAACATATTGTTTACCTTCAGTTCTACCGAAATAGAACTGTGGTAACTGGATAGTCATATCATACAAGTAACCAATAATTAGGTTACGTCCACGATAGTCTCCGTCAATATCAACATAGCCTGTACCGTGTGACAAGCTGCTGCCAGTCAGGACTGCACCAATAGATTTCTCTGCAGGCACTGTTTGACCAATGTAACCACCAAGAACGACTACACAAATCTTACTATCCTTGTCAGGCAGTTTAGTGTACGGGAAATGAATCCTCGTCTTCTTAGTGCTACTGTTATAGCTTCTACGGGGGTTGACATTGAACATGTCCATACAGACATCTGTCTTTTCACCCGTCGGTAAAGTTAGGAAACCTTCTTCGCTGGATTGTGTTAAATCAAAAGACTCAATAAATACGTTAGTACCATCATCACACACAGCGTAAAAGGTAGTTTCATCGAAGAATTGTTCACGAAGATTACCAATTAAACTCCACTTATACCAAGTGTTAGCTAGGCGTTCGTTGCCAGTTTGATAGAAACGATACTGGTAAAGCGTGTTAGAACCTGTCTTGCCAAACGAAAGAATGGACAAAGCAGGTGAAGCGATAAAGCTGTTAACATCTGAAGGGATTAGTTCAGAGACGTTGTTACTAATCTCATTCGCTTCAGCAGGAGCTTCCTTACGAATATCTCCTAGCTCGTACACACGAGACCACAGCAAGGTCTTAGACACAAAACTGATAGTGGTACCTAGAGATACAGCCTCTAGACTCTCGTCGCACTCATAATTACTGAGCGTGTTAATCTTTGCTGTAGTAGGTCCGAGGATGTCAGCGTCAGTAGACAACAGGAACTGCTCGTTCTGACTGAACAGCACAAGACCAACAGCCACTGTCTGAACGTAAGTCAGGTTGACAGGGTTTCGTGAAGTAGCTGTAATGTCAATAGGGTCGTCAGCAGCTACCAACTGTGCAGAACCTGCAAAGAAGTTAAAGTAATCACCAGCCTTACTGAGGATGATGTTCTCCTTAGCCAGGAATCCCAGACGGTTACGGTAGAAGAAAATGTGTTTAATTTTTTGTCCTATAAAACTAGGCTCAGGGTTAGTAGTGTCATCACCAACCAAACGGTCAGTCCAATCTACAGCTTCGTATTTGAAGGAACCATCTGTCTGACGTACCAACTGGTGTGGCATTGTCTTCTCATCAAGCTCAAACTTCAAGCCAGGTGCAATAGTTTCTTCCCACACACCAGGACCAGCAGTAGCAGAACCTTGTGTTTGAAACTTAACCCACATGTCATCAGCATCTACAATATCGCTATTGTAAACCTTGACTACATAACCATTTTGACACTGGTTAGGCAGACGACCGGTAACGTTGATTTCGTCTTGGAAAACATAGATACCTTCTTCTGCAGCAGAACCAGAGGTACTGATAGTAAATGCGCTAGTACCACTGACATAAATACCAGGACCAACTTGAGTAGCTGTAATACCTGTAATCGCGTTAAGTGAGCTTTGCAGATTACTAGCGATAGCATCAGCGTCAACCACACCACTACTAACGTTTTGAGGAGTAGTGTAGGAGTACTCAGTACCATTAAGGGTAACAGAATACTTAGCGTTGTAAGCGACAACACTGATAACAATAAATGCCTGGTTAGGCAGTGCAGCACTTGTAGTGGTTTTCATGGCTACTTCCTTGTCCTTGTTCAGAACAAAGGTGTAGTCGTTAATAGTCAGAAGCTCAATGTCATCAGCATTAGCACCATATAGATACTCAGTGTTAGGTAAAGAACTAATAGCACAAGCTGTTACCTCTGAATCATAGTTAGTTTCTGCTGTTCCTTCAGCTGTAACAGCGTTAGAATAATCAGTCTCAGCAGTGGATAAATTAGAAGTAGCTGTAGTCAGTTGGCTAGAAGTGTGAGTTGCAGCCGCTGTAATCAGCAGTTCATAAATTTTAAAACCTTGCTGTTTCAGTAACGGGTAATCATCGGTACGATTGGCACCGATAGCGTATCCAGAAGCAAAGGTAGTATTAGTGTACTGACCAATAACTGTGCCGTTATTAGTAACAATGTACTTACTACCATCATAGATGACACCAGTTTTTACAGTCTGATTATAGTCAGTATTGTAAGTGGTAGTGATGTCAAGATTGGTAGTTTGTACACCAGTCTGTCCGTCAGAAGTTTCAGCAAAAGTAGCGCCGAACTCATTCAGATCCTCTAGCTCATCAGCAGTAGTGTTAAGCGCAGTACGATAAGCATTCAGATCAGTTTGTAAATTATTGTAGTTACAACCACTAGGCACACCGACAGAGCCAGGTGTACCCATTTCTACTTTACGTGGTTGACCGTCAATCAAACTCCAAATACGGAAAATGTTGTCGTCATACTGAGCAACATATTTTTCACCAGCATCCCTAAGGATAGAAAACCACTTGCCAGAAGTAGTAGCATCTTTTAGAGTAGCTACAAACTTACCGCCAGGTCGCTTCAGCATCCCCAAGGCGTAGTCAGGAAAGACGTTATCAGCGTCTACTACCTGACCAGGGAACTTAAGATTGTCGGGTTGTTGAGAAATGCCAAGCAAAAAGGTTGGAATCCTTTGGGTCAGTGTGCTCATCTGATCAGCGCATGGTACGGTTGATAGTTATTATAGTAGTTCGCCCCATCACGCCAACCAAAGATACTGTAATCAGCTTGATTACAATCGTATTCAATAGCAGCAGCACGGGTTTGAAGCTCTTGCTCTTGTAGAAGTTGGAAGAGAGTGGTGTCGCCTACCATCTTATTAGAGGCAAGACGGGCAGCTCGGGCAGTAATATAAAGTTGAATAGCAGGAGGAACATCCTCAAATTCAAACAGCCAAGTTACATCAGCTTGGATGTCAGCATCCCATTGATAGGTATGATTAAGTTTATCGTAGAATTTACCATTACGTCTAACAGGATTATATTGATCCTTGTAGACATTAGTATCAAGATCTAGTTGCAGGACATTAGTAGGATACTTAATCTCCTTAGTTGATGCATCAGGTTTAAAAGTATAACCACGCTCAACGTTAAAGGTCCAACCTTCAGCTTGAACTTGTTTGTTGACTTCGCGGAGAGTGGTTAGAACAATAGCTACTTCAGGATTCTGAAGATCGAGCGTGGTGACAGGAGCCTGTCCCACGGAGCTTAATATTTGATTAACAGCATCCAGTTCTGTGGACGCAGCATAAGTGGCAGGCATAGTTCAAAATAAAAAAAAGGAGCCCCCGAAGGAGCTCCCGTTGAACAAATATTTACTGATAGCCAGCGTTGTTGGTAGCGGTCTGGACAGTACCGAACTGAGCCGGAGGAGTCGCAGTGCCAGCGTACAGCTCAACACAAGCAGCAGGGTTCACATAGTCAGCACCCATAGCCAAACGGCCAAGGATCACGTCACCCTGGTAGATCACGGACACGTCGCCCGAGGTCACTTGGACCTGAGGACCAACGGCTTCGACCACACCTGCGCCTTCACGTTGGAAGATAATACCGCAGGAGTTAGCGAAGTTAGAGGCTTGACCGTAATCGTTGTTGATACCAGCAACAGAGTTGCGGGCATCTTCCATTGCCTCATCCACGAAATCACCAGATTCCACGCTAGGATCGGTGATACCGGGGTTGGTAGCAGAAGCAGTACCGTACTTGGTACCGTAGTTGCTGAAGAACGGAATGTTCATCGACTTGTAGATCTTGATACCAGCGATCTCCACAATGCCTTGACCGCTTTGCAGCGCAGCACCTTGGACATCACGGTTGACAAGACCACCGTCACCCACTTTCTGAATCAGCGAATAATACTGACGGGGGTTGAGGACAGCAACGCGACCGTCCATGCTAACACCCTTTTCGTCAAGGGCAGCAGCTGCATCATAGAATGCAGTGATCAGTTTGTCAGCATCATAAGCATCAGAAGCGTTAGTACCGGAGGAACCAACACGGATCTGAGTACCGCCAGGCTCTTGGAAGTTGGTCTTCAGAACAGGAGACTTAGCGCGAGCGCCACGGGTCAGTGCACGGAAGATCAGACGATCATACTTTTGAGCCAGAGCATAACCGATCTTACGGGAGATCTCGCTACGCAGGTCGTAATGGCTCAGAACTTCATCCAATTCGTAGACGAAAGCGGAGCTAATCAGAAGATCATCACAGGTGATAGTCTTCTCAGCCACCGGGGGCGCACCATCGGTGTTACCGAGGATTGCGTTACCAGGCGTATGGTACTCAGCGGTCGTGCGTCCAGTGTAGATGAACTGGAGACTGCGACCATTCTGCAGAGTACGCTTCATCACAAGGTCACGAGCGATCGCATTGTGCTGGAAGCCTTTGAACATCTCACCGCTAAAAAGCTTGAGATACAGTGCACGAGCTTCAGCAGAGGTCCTAGGGCTAGAGACCGCACTGTTTAGTGCACCGGGTGAGGTAAGCGACGTAGTAAGCGTCGAAGATTGTTGTGCCATTTTTAAGGAGTAAAGTTAATTGACTTGCTCCCAAACGTTTGGAAATTTTTTTTTTGGTATTTTTTGTGGTCTATCCCACCGTCTAGACGGCGAAGGGTGTCCTCGTAAGGGCCAACGCCAATAGGTAAGGGAGGGTTTGCACCTCCCAATG